CAATGAAAGAGCGTGGCAAGTATCAAATACAGTGTATGAAAAATCGTAGTGGATCAGGTACTGGGAAAAAAGTTGATCTAGAGTACAACATTGAAACCATGCGTATTACAGACGAAGGTGGCGATGAGGGAACAGGCTATAACAAGCCGCAAAGTTCGCTAATGGATAGTATCAAAGCTCGCAGTCAAGTCAAGGCAGCCGATGAAATAGAAGGCAATACTCCTAAGTCAGCGCCTTGGGAGCGAGCTACAGGCACGCCGGCATGGGAACAACCAGCCAAAGTAGACGGCGATGTACAGAGCGCCAAACTCAAGCAGTTGCTAGGAAAGATTAAAACTGGCTAATGGTACACTTAGATTTTTTTTCTGGCAGTCATGGGCACTTTTTAGAATATGTGATAAACACTTGGCTGTTTAAAGGTCCTAGGGTTTCTAATATTTTTACGCCGCTGGGAGCCAGCCACATGATACGTCAGAATTCTAGCTATATGGAAAATAGAATAGTGGTTGCTGACCACTATTCAGAGTTTGACAAATCATGCGAGTTGCCAGGCAAGATTGTTAGAATTACCATCAATCAAGACTGGTCCAATTGGATCTATCAAATCAATGTTCTAGCAAGAGCCGGCGATGTGCCATTAGAAAAAAAACTTGAGTTGACTCCGGCTCCAGTAAGAGATGTTCCGCAAGCACTTAGAAATGAGTGGTACGCTAAGTTTAATCAATCAGACCATGGATATAATCTTCCAGGCAACTGGCGTTGGCCACACATACCTGCATATGATTTTCCAATGGAAAGTTTGTTTGATCACACTGAGTTCTATAAAGAATTGTATCGCCTGTCAAGTTATTTAGAAATAACGTTTGTACCTGATCACGTGCTGGCTAGCTTACTAACAGAGTTTTTGTCTAGGAATCAAGGATGGGTTAGATACCTACAGGCACAACAAATAGTTAACTCTGTGCTCACTGGAATAGAATCAGAGTTTACTAGTGATGTTATATCACAAGCCCTAGTCAACAGTTTGTTATCAAAATCTGTTGGTATATTCGACGGGGAGTTATTTGACAGAGACGATTATCCTACCAATACCAACAGAGTATGGGAAATAGTCGAGCAACACTTGACAACGTTTGACTCAAAGTTTTAGCATGAAGAAGATTTTTTGTTTTGGAGACGGCTTTGCAACAGGCCATATCTGGCCCGAGTGGCCGCAAATTCTACAAGCATTAGTACCTAACTGTCAAGTTGTTGTAACAGCTGGCATAGGTGCAGGGTCAGAATTTTTAGTGTCAGGATTTGTGGATCAGATTTGCAACATGCGTGACAGCACTGTGATTTTTCAATGGCCACAAGCCAACAGATTTGACAAACTGATAGAAGATGCATCCTGGAAAGAAATTATTGCGTCTGACCCAGTGTACTATTTTAATGTTGTCCATGACAGTCATGATCGCAGTTGGTGGCTGAGTAGTGCCAGTAAAGATCTGACCATTAATGAATATCATCGACGCTATGTACAAGGTCACCAGCATCGTCGCCGACAAGAAATGTATAAAGAATTGGTTTCACAAACTGCAAGTAACTTAAATTGCCAAATGATTCATACCAGCACAGAAGAACAACAAACATTCAGCATGAGCAATAGATTTAAAAATTCTCGTACAACTGAAATACAACCTTCGCCAGTTGTGCATTTTTACTGGTTAGTTGACAAGATTATACCACAATGCAACATTGCAATTGACCCCGAATTACAATTGCAACTAGAAACATCTATAAATCAGACCGAGTGGATTGCATATCATCCAGATCGAGAAGAAATATGGAACAACATAAAACAAAAACTCAATGTATAAGTTTGATCAAATACGTCATGTGCATTTGGAAATATCCAGCAGATGTAATGCCAATTGTCCATTGTGCCCTAGAAGTTTCTATGGTTATCCTCACAACAATGGCTACATTGAACGCGATCTAACTTTGGCAGATGCACAACGCATCTTTCAACCTGAGTTTATTCAGCAATTAGACGAACTGTATATCAATGGCAACTTTGGCGACGCTGTGATGAATCCCGAAACCATTGATATCATTGAATACGTTCAATCACACTCATCACGCATACACGTAGGAATCAGTACCAATGGTGGTGCACGTGGTGCAGACTTTTGGCGTATACTTGCTGAACTTAATGTCAGTGTGTTTTTCTGCATTGATGGCCTGGAAGATACACACAGCCTATACAGACAAAATACTGTGTACAGTACAGTGATTCGAAATGCTCGAGCATTCATTGATGCAGGAGGACATGCCACCTGGCGCATGATTGATTTTGATCACAATCGTCATCAACAGACCACAGCACGAGAACTCAGCGAGAGCATGGGATTCAAACGATTTCAACTCATGGACTATGGTAGAAACTCCAGCCCAGTGTTTGATAACAATCAACAACTCACACATTTTATAGGTCAGCGTCCTGCGTGGTACACCGACTTTGATGACATGATGCATGTGAGAACCACTAGAAGAGTACAACTGTCAGAAATCACTGTTTCAGAAACAGTCAACCCTATTGAGTGCGAAGTCGACAAGAACAAGTCAATCTATGTTGCCAGCACCGGAGACGTGTACCCTTGTTGTTATCTTGGGTTTGAACCCAAAACATTTGGGTCTGGTGCCTGGCACGAAGCTGCCAACGCACAGTATGCACACATGATAGAAAAAAACAATGCACTAGAACACAGTCTTGAGGAATGTATCAAATGGTTCAACAAAGTTGAACAGACCTGGACTATCCCTGAATTTGAACAAGGGCGCCTGGTCATATGCAATCGTCAGTGCGGAAATTGTGGATCGTCTTCGGGCAAGTCTGCGGTGTAGATAGTCAGTCCCAACAGTCCACTGTAGCGCACTTGATCAGTCTTGTTCCAGCCTTCGTGCCAGGTATCATGGTTGTTCATGTGCCACCAACCATCTCCAAATGCAGTGGTCATGCGTGTGGGATTGCTACGATTTTGATCAGTGTAAAAATAAGAACTTAGATCAGGTGTGTCGTGATCGCTAAAGTAAATCATGCCTGTGGCAATCAGCTGACGATAGTCGGTGTGTATGTCGTTGACAAAGCCCGGCATGTCTTTGGTAAACTCAATGTGCGTTCTTGATTTGCGACACATTTCATCTGCACTCATGCCCCAAGTAACGTCAATACCATGATACTCTTGATACATCCAGTCAATGGCCTGCCGCTTGAATTCGACGCTGCCAAAATATCTACTGACAGCGGTGATTGCTTGATGTTTCCACTGTGGACGCAGACATTTGAATCGTGTGCCTGGCCAAGGATTGTGTCCCACAGGGGCAACTTCTCCATGTGGTACCCACTCTTCGTCTTCAAGTTCCTGAATGATCTGTGCTCGATCAAATGGTAACTCTAGTTTTAGTTTGCTTACAAAGCGTCGAATGCCAATGAATTTAGTGTTAACAGCAGTTTCCATATACATATTTACAACATGAACCAAGAGTCAAAATTATATTGCGCCTGGGCAGATTCGGGCATTGCACTACACAATTCGGGAAGATGCCTGTTGTGTTGCCACAGTCAGACATATCTACAGGGCACTGACAAACAGGACTTGTATCTTGACGTCAATACCTTGCAGGATGCATGGACCAGTCCCACTAGACAACAGATACAAGCAGACCTAGATGCAGGTGTTCAGCATCCTAACTGTAGTGCCTGCTGGACTGAAGAAAATGCAGGGCGTAGCAGTCGTAGACTTGTGGCCAATCAGCAGTTCAAGTATTTGCCACAAAACGTACATCGTCCACAATTGGTTGATTTAAAACCAGGAAACACCTGTAATCTTGCCTGTAGAACCTGCTGGCCCGAAGTGTCAAGCAAATGGTACCGAGATTATTGGGAACTAGAAGCACACAAGCAAGAACCCGACTACAAAAAGTATCTAGCCAGTTGGGGCAGAATTAAATCTAGCTATGAACCTGAAAACACACGATTGTGGGCTGAATTGGAAGAATGGTTAACTGATGTCCGGTACTATGACATCTATGGTGCCGAGCCCATGTTGTTGAGCAATGTGTTTGATATCTTACAACAGGCTGTGGATAAAGGGCTAGCTGGCAACCAAAGTCTACATATCAATACTAATGGTACTGTCTGGAATCCTAAATATATTGATACACTAACACAATTCAAACATGTTGCATTAGATATCAGTATAGATGGCATTGGCCCGCACTTTGATTACATACGCTATGGTGAAACCTGGAGCACCATAGAAAAGAACCTGGATCGTTATCAAGAACTAGTACGTCGGCACACTAACATCAGCATGTGTGTTTGTGTAACTGTGTGCGCCTATAACATCTGGTACATTCAAGACATTGAACAGTATTTTAAAAAACGTGGGATAGGTTACTTCTTTAACATGGTGCATCATCCACAGCACATCAACGTGCGTGTGTTGCCTGACACAGTTAAACAGCAGGTTAGAACACACCTAGCAGGAGCCAGTCATCAAGTCGCTAGCATACTAGATTTCATGGACATGCCACTAGATAATCAGACTGAACTATGGGCAAAGTTTTGGAGCACAACAAAAAAGCTAGATCTGTTGCGCAAACAAGATCTAGCTGATACATTTCCTGAATTCTGGGAACTTATTAAGACGCAGTGATAACAGCAGTCCATGCAGTGGAGCCATTGGTATTTACATACATACGGTCATTAGTTGTGGTACCATCGCTTCTGAGGTACAACGACCCTTTGGCAGCACTCAGTGTTGGTACACCAGATCCAAAGAATACTCCAAAGTTTGAAGTACTTGAAAACAAATATCCAGCTCCGGCTGTGCCACCTGCTGGAAGAGCTGTGGCACTTTGAGCAAGTATTTGCCCAGTGGTTCTAATATTACCTCCAGTGACATTGCCAAGGGCCACCACTTGAGAACCAGTGGTCAGGTTTCCAGCAATAACGTTGGCGGTTAGGGCAACGTTACCAGTCACTGTAATAGGTCCACTGGTTATATTGCCAGCGGCACTGATCAGCCCGGCAGTTCTAATATTACCACCAGTGATGTTGCCAACAGCACTGATTAGTCCATTAACTTCAACTGCACCATTGGCAGCGATGTTACTGCCTGCAATATTGCCAGTAGCTAACATATATCCGTCAATGCCCACACCACCAGTTGTAAACACAACTACATTTGGAGTACCGCCAACAGATGTTTGAATATTACCGCTTGGTATATCAATTGCTATTTGGGTAGTACCTGATATGATTCTTGACGAGCTTGACAATCCTGACAAAAGTGATCCGTTGCCAAGGAAATAAGATCCAGCAATGTTACCAGTTGCATTAATTGAGCTGCCAGTAGAAATATTACCGTTTGCATAAATTATACCACCAACTCCGACATCGCCTGCTACACCTATACCAACCCCAGCAATAATATTGCCACCTGTAATGTTGCCAGAGGCACTTACTTGTCCGGCAGTACTTAAATTACCGCCAATGACATTGCCTGTAGTGCTGAGTAGGCCGGTTATGTACCCACCGGTGTTGGCCCATACTGCAATATTTGATGTTCCGCCAACTCCAATTGTGACATTACTGTTGGCAATTACTACAACATTGCTATTTCCGTTGACAATCGATGCGCCGCCGGACACAACAATACCAGTTAGTGCCGAACCGTTTCCAATGAAATAATTGCCAGTGACGTTGCCAGCGGCACTTACTTGCCCAGCAGTACGTAAATTACCACCAGTAACGTTACCAGTCGCGCTTGCTATTCCAGCTGTTAACAAGTTTCCACCAGTTAAATTACCAGAAAATGTTTGAGTCGTAGCCACAAAGTCGCCAACAATATTGCCTGCAACATACAAATTACCTGCAACACCAACACCGCCGGACACAATCAATGCTCCAGACGTGGTGCTGGTGCTGGCCACATTGCTGTTGATTGTTACCGGATTGGTATAATAACTCAGTGGGCGATTTAAATCAAACACGGTGATTATGTTACCACCATCTACAGTGCTAAACGCAAATTCATAATAGCCAGTGGCACTAAAGGTGATTGTGCTACCTGACAGTCCTTGAATGCCTACAAGGCCTTGAGTGACAGCCGCAGGCAAGCTCACTGTATAGGCTGTGTTGGTAATGTAAATGCGCAGTCTAATGTAACCATAGTTGCCTGACGCTGGCCAATTGGTAAATCCTAGAGTGACACTGCCTGTGGATGGGGAGAGACTTTGATAATGTCCAGTTGTGTAATTCACAGTGACTGGGCCCGAAGTGGTCGTAAGAGCCACCGCAGTTGCGCTAAAATCTTGTATCTTGGCAGCATAAATGAGTGCATCATTCATGTTGTTGTCTAGAGTAGTACCAGTCAACGCTGCCTTTAATACTGCTTTGTTCTGTAAATCTGTTATTTCAGTTGCGGCATAGTTGAAATTGGTCTGTGTGGCAGTGAAATTATCGCGGAAACCCTGTGTGTTATTGGGTTGTCCTGCTACAGGATATGTAGCATCGATATTTTGTGGGTTGATCTGACTGGTCATTTGTGTTCCTTGGCTTTAAAAAGCAGTAACAGATATTTATTAGAATTCCAAAAGCACTAAATAATCCAAAGGCTCTTGAGTAAATGCAAAAAAAGACACGTAGTTTGTTAGAAGAATTAGACTCAATGTATGTTGAGCGTGATCGTCGCCTGATAATTGAATCACGTGCTGACAATATCATTGCCAGCGCCATTAGACTTGTGGAACAAATTGAACAAGAGTTTGGCGCTGAACAAGCAGAAAATCTCACAAGAAAATTGCTCAATGCCATAAGAACAAAAGATGCTGGAAAGTTTTCCAGATCCGTTAGGAAAACCAATGCAGATTCATGAAATAACCCGCAAGCCAATACAGGAAGACGTAGTGTCTGGACTTACCAACATGCTGTACAAATCAGCAGGAGTGGCCAATCCCTTGGATCAAAATCTAGAACCAGGCACACCGGTTGCTGGCAATCTACGTCAAGGTGCCGCTGGCGAAATGAGTAAATCGTTATTGGCGCCACTGGCTAAAGAAATGCAAAAACGCTGGGCACAAAATGTACAACAACTACTGTTAAAATCTGTTGATCCTAGAACAAAAAATCCTGTTACATCAGCAGCGCAGATTGATCAAGCTGCCTTGGAAAAAGAACTATACCAGTTTATTAATACCTTAGCCGGATTTGACATTGGCGAATTAAAAGATGACGGATCTGGGCAAGCCAACTTCTTAAACACACAACTGAAGCCACAGATTACGGCTGCTATTGCTGACACACAGAAACCCAATCCAGGCACCAATGTATGGTTGCCATTGGCCACAAGTATTCAACGTGCCAAAAGCATCAGAACCTACAGTGCAGGATCAGGCAATAACAAACAGCAAGGTCAAACATTGTCAGTGTATAAACAAGCTGGTAAAACCATGGTTGATGGACAGCCGTACAATCCAACAAATCCTGCGCATGTGGCAGCCGTGCAAGCTGTTGGCATTGACCCTAAAACAATTAAATAATGAAATCATTAACTAAACTATTAGAAGGCGGCAATGTGTTCAAGGACAAGCAAGGCCAGCCACTTACCCAACGTATCAATCAAGCGGACGTGCCTGCTACCATTGCCTATATTGAAAACATCTTGGGAATTGAATTCCCTCCAGAACGCTGGTTGGGATCCACAGGTCGCAAGCCCACATCTGGAGACCTAGATCTTGCAGTGGATCTCAGTGAAGTCAACAAAGATCAGTTGGCATCGGCCCTACAGCAAATTGTGACCAGTCAGGGACTTGATCCACGTGAATGGGTTAAAAAAGCCGGAGAAGTTCATTTCCGCACTCCCATTGCCGGCGACCCCAACAAAGGTTATGTACAAACAGACTTTATGTTTTTTCCCAACTTGGACTGGGGCACATTCTACTACGGCGGCGCAGAAGGCTCTAACTACAAAGGCATGAATCGCAATGTGCTAATGAGCAGTCTTGCCAAGGTTCAAGGACTCAAAGTAGGCGCCAATGGCATGATCAGCCGTGAAACAAACGAGCTGGTCAAAGGCGGCCTAGACCCCAACTATGTGGCCAAAGTATTACTGGGTCCTGCATTCTCTCGAGAGAATCTAAAGAACGTAGAAAGCATTTACAAAGCACTCAGCAATGATCCTGATCGAGAAGTCAAACTAAAAGATTTTCGTGAATACCTGGCACGTGAAGGCCTGCAAGAGCCACAGCAAGCAGTGGCCGAAGATGATGTGGGTTTCTTGGGACGCTTGCGTGATCGTATTGTTAACCGTGGCTATGTTGCCTTGGTAGAAGCAGAAGAGCCAGGTGTAGGTGGCAGAGCCAAAGGCATTGAGCACCTGGAAGATCTTGTGTTCCGCCAAGGCACACAAGGTATCAAAAACGCCCTGGAAATTGTGCGACATGCTACAGAAAACCCTAGAACTACCACTGCCAAGTGGGACGGTATGCCTGCTGTGATCTGGG